AAGGTTTTCATTCCCTTGAGTGCGGAGTTGATCGCAACTTGCGTGCGGTCAACCGCTGTGAGGACTACTTGTGCTTGCGCCATGATTTCTCCTGCTCTTCCGCTTCCAACTTACAGGCCGCGAGAAGATGGTAGAAGTCGCTCTCTGTCATCTCAAAAACTTGCTCGGGGAGGACGTGCAGCCGTAGCGCGAGAGCATAAATCGCTCGGAGATGCCCGTCCTCTATTAGTTTTTTTCTGCGTCCTCAATGCTTGGAACTGGGGTGTTCATGGCCGACACGATCTCCGCGATAACCTCGGGATCGTAGTCGTTCATCAACTCCATGCGCTCGGCTTTGCTGAACAGACGCTTGCCCTCGATATCCCTAGCGCGAACGATCAACGTGATCGCCATCGCCTCTAGGTCTAGCACGGTTTCGTCGCCTTTCTGCTTTGCCAGCATAAAGATTTCACGACGCTCGGCGAGCGTCATGTCCGGCCAGAAAAACACAGTTGTTTTCCAAGCCGGTACAGGTATCGCAACGAGCGTTTCCGGCTTGCGCCGTTCAGCGAATTGCGATTTCGCCTGTTCTTTCCAGTTCATAAGTCCTCGCTATATCAAGAGGTGGCAGCAGTCAGAGCACCGTTGCCGATGAAGTTGAAGGTGACTTCCGTGATCGCGCCGCGCTGCACGTTGCGCGTGATCTCGGTCACGAGAGCGTTTCCGCTGTAGCGCGTATCGCCACTGTCAACGCCCTCTGGCGCGAGCACGAGCGAGACGTTAGCACCCGGAGCCAGAGCGATCTGTCCAGTGGTATCCGTCTCGTCCCAAAATGCCGTCACAGAGCCGTTCCATGAGGTGATCGCGGTCACGTTGTAGGTCTTTGCCGTATCCGAGAGGGTGGTGTCCTCGGCGTACTCCGCCGTCGCGGTGAACGAGAAACCCGTCACCTCGGCGACAGTGTTTGCGGCGTGTCGCTTAACACGCAATCCTTTACCACGCCGCCGAGCGTATTGTCCGCTCCGATGGCGTTCTCGACTGCCTCGCACAATCGGTCGAGGCGGTCGTCTAAATAGTCAGAGTCTCGCGCCACGCATTCGACGACGAGATTTAATTCTCGTTCGAACTTGCGCGGGTATGTCAGCGTGGTCTGCGGGATAGCCTCGGCATTGGTGTAGACCAGTGCCATTGATACCGTGTCGGCAGGGATCGGATAGACCCGCGACTTCGACACTGTATCGGCGACCGCTGCGGTTTGCAGTACCGAGACCACGGCATTGCGTACTTGTGTGCGTGCGTGTGCCATCAGTTGCTCACCTCAAGCAAGATGAAGCCGCCGTTCTCCAGCAGCATATTGGAGCCGTCTTGCAGCAGCAGATTGTTGACCGTTGCGATTTCCAACTCGGTCATGTATTCCAGATGCAGCACGGTCATACCCGTGCCGTCTGCGCGAAAGTTCCGAACCGTGTAGTTCCGGCAGTCGATAATCACGAAATCGCCGACCACTGGCTTGCACGGCAGCGTTGCCGTAGGAATGGTCAAGATCGGCGTGCTGCTTGCGAATTCGACCTCGGCAACATCCACGCCTTGATAGTTGTTGTCGAATATGCCGACAATCGGAAACCGCGTCTTGCGGTTTTGGTACACAGCCGATGTGCCCCAGTCCGTAGAGGCCACCATCGACAGTCGATCAAATGCGCTCTCGAAACTCATGGCGCAGACAAGCCCGTTGTGATTTCGAGCACGAGCACAGTCATGCCTGTGCCATCTGCCCGAAAATTGCGGACGTTGTAGACCTCTTCGTTATAGTAGACCTTATCGCCTTGCAGCGGCTCAAAAGGCAGAGCAGAGGTTGGCAACGTGATCTGCGGCTGATCGCTGGCGAACTCGGGATCGGCAACGTTCACGCCTTGATAGTCGCTGTCGAATATGCCGCGCATGGTATAGCGCGTGCCTTGATTCTTGTAGATAAAGGTCACCGCCGCATCCGATACAAATGCCGAGCGGTCGAATGCGCTTTCAACTGGCATACGTCACGCTCCACATTTCGCTGGTTGAGGTCGGCCCGATCAATCGCACCGTCCCGCTGAAGGTCTCGCTAAACAGCCGATGCCACTCTGGGTAAGGTCGCGCCGAAGGGTGTAGGTTCACCCCGTCCCACCATGTGGGATAGTCGGCTGCGGCAATGATGATCGTCCCACGGCAGACCCGCTCGAGTTCTCGCAGCCCCGGCACGATGTCCGGTTCCAGAATGTGCTCGATTACGTCGATGCAAGTCACTACGTCGAACGACTTGTCGGCAAAGGGTAGGCTCGTGATGGTGGCGTTTTGCACATTGCCGCCACACAGTTCCGGCACCGCCTCCGTGCCTATAACGGGATTAAAGCCCATTACAGCGGCTTCGCGGATCAACTCACCCCTGCCGCAGGATACGTCCAGAAAAGCCCCCTTATAGGCTCTCAATGCGGCACGAACTGGGTGCAGTCTATCGTCGGCCATCGCATAGTGCGGATAGCGGCTATAGACGTCGCGGTACTTTTCAATCTCCTTTGCGCGGTCGTCCACGTTTCGGCTGCTCTGGCTGGAAGAAAGACGGGCGGCTGTACTCGACCGCCATGCCACGGCCCACAAGCCACTTTCCGAAGGTCGGGTCTACTTCGACCACCCGGCCACGTTCAAGCGTTTGCCCGTTGTAAAGACGGGAGCGGATCATCTCGACTTTCATAATCCTTGGAATACCTGTGTTAGACAGCCAGAAACCACTCGTACTCGTTCGGGTTCTTTCATGTAGTCCCGAACCTTGATCCATGCTTGCACGTTGGAGATACCTTCCTCGACGCGCAGATCGCCTAACTTGCTGTGCCAGTACCGCCGGTTGCTCATGTAGTTGTCGCAGCCGCAGATGTATATCTGGTCGAAGCCCATAAATCCAGCGATCCACGTTGCCGTGCCGCCGGAGAATCCGAAGTCGGGACAGATGCCCGACCAAATATCGCACGCATCTTTGTGGTGCGAAATCACTGGCGCATGATCTTTCAACAACGGCCAGAGTTCTTTGTCTTGGTAAACAATGTAATCAAGAGAGAGCAGGAGAGCGTGCTGATTGACTCCAACCAACACGCCCCCCTGCAATAACAGTGGCTGCACCGCCTTGATGTCTTCCACCAAGGACGGGCCACCACCGAGGACAGCGCAACGCTGTCCCCGATGGCGACCCTCCAATGCCGCTAGATCAATCACTCTTAGGTCGTGACGATCTCGTTGCACTCGGCGAACGACTCGGGGTGCCGCACGGCGAAGTCGCAATCGTGGAACGCCACGACGCGCACCGTACCGGCATTGGAGCCGCTGTACTGATCGACGAGGATGTCAATACCCGACCACTGGCCGATGAGCAGATCGCTCCACACGCCGAACAGCATGGCCGAGAGGCTGGAACCCGAACCCTTCGTGAGGTTCGACGGAACCTGCTGCGAAACGTAGATCGGGTAGCCGTACAGGTTGCCCATGTCGGGGCCGAGGATGAAGTTACCCTCAACACCGCTCGTCTGCTTGGAGGTGCTGGACAACTTGGCCTTGACCTGGCCGTTCGTGAGGAACGCCGCAGAGCCGGTCAACGCGTTATCCGTCTCCACTTCCTTCACGAGGTTCACCACCATCGCCCAAGTCGGCGCAGCACCGTTCGTGCCGAGCGTCACCGAGCCAATGCCCGACGTATTGAGCACGCCGGTCGGCTTGTTGCTGCCCGAGCCAGCGACCGCAGCACCGTCCATCGCCACGGCAATCGAGGTAGCCAAGTCATTGCGGACGAGGTTCTCGATGTCGAGCGACGACTGGAGCATCAAGCGGCGGCTGATGTCAACGTAGGCACCGAGGGTCTTCGGCGACATCGTGACTTGATCGAACGCCGGAGCGTTGGTGCTCTCCGTCGGGGCGCTGTTCTCGGCGACCCAGTAGGCCGAAGAAGCCGAGGTCTTGCGCGGGATGGCGACGTTACCGTTGAGGCCCGTGAGGAACTGCGCGCCGAGGGTGTTGAGCACCATCTTGTTACGCAGCACGTCGATGAACGACGCAGCCAGCAGATCGGTCGCAACGAGGTTGCCCGCCTTCGCCGTGCCAGAGGCCGTCGAGGTGGTCAGATCGCGCTTCCCGTACAGCACATCAACCGGAATCAAGAGACCGCGCGAGGTGCGGCCTTCCTTCTTCGCGGCGGCTTCGGACACTTCGAACTCGAAAGCCGCGTCTTCTTGGGCACGACGATCCTGCGGGTTCGACAGAGCCTTGATCGCACGGACAAACGAGAACGAGCGCACTTCCTTATCGGAGAGGCCGACCTCGTGGTCAACGTTCAGCGGCTTGGAGGCCACCTTGTCGAGCAACGCGCCACGGAACTGCTCGATTGAGGCTCCGTCACGAATCGCCGACTCGCCGAACTCGCGATGGTTGTGACGCGAGGCCAGATCCATAATCGCCGAAACGCGGGCGCGTTCGGCCTTTGCTGCATCCTCACGGACGCTGTTGATTTCGTCAGACATTTTTGTCTCCTTGACAATGATTTTAGGTTCGGCAACCGGCGCAGTGTTGATCGCACGACCAACGCCGACACTGGTATCTGCCGGAATAGATACGATACTAATTTCGAGCGGCATCCAACTGACTGCGCGGAAAACCTCCCGGTCTCCTTGCTTTCCGTCCGATACCATCTCGCTGATAACGTAACCGACAGACACGTTTGACCGTATGCCATCCTTTACGTCCTGCCAGATTTCCTCGGCTCGCGCACTTTTCCCAAAGCGCACGACAGCCCGCGCCACGCGGTCTGCTCCGAGGCTGATCTGCTCCACGACGCCGACCTGGTCGGCCATCTCGTGATCTACAAGCAGCGGCGCACGGCCACTGCCAATAAACTCCATGTCGATTGAGCCGGGCGAGTGGTCGAGGATTTCCATTCCCCAGCCACGGTCGACCGCCATCTCGCTCGAGAAGGCCAACGTCGCACGACGCTGGTCTTCCATGATGGACGCACGCTCAAAGATCGCCGAGCGGAATACACGCTCGGTCGGCCCCTTGCGCTTGGCAGGGCCAGCGTAGTCCTCTTCATACGGTTCGTTGCCGTACATATCCTTGGGACGCTCGCCCTCGGCGAAGATTTCCTCGCCATCTTCGGCGGCTTCTTCCAGCGCCTCGATAGCCTCGTCCGCTTCCTCGCTTTCGTCCATGTCGTACTCCGACTTGGCGAATGTCACGGTAACGGTTGCCTCGTCCTCGACGACAGCGACGACGTGCCTTGTTTCTACCTTGTCCATATTTCGTCCCTCATCTTCGCGATCCAGTTCCGCGCTTTTTCGATCAGCCCAACTCTGGCCGGGGTCTCCGCCCCAGAGTGCCCACGCGATACGCCCTGCGGACGGGTAGCCCTCTTCGCCCGGACGGAAGCCCTCGGCTTCTTTGTCGATTTCGTGTCTTGCAAAGTAACTCACCATCCTTCGGATCGTTTCGGGCGAAAGATTCGCTCGATTCTTAATGTCCCGAGCACGAGCAACGCCGACCTCTGTGCCGCCGCGTCCGAACTCTTCGCGCCACTCTAATCCGCGAGCGGCCTCTGCTGCCATTGCCTCTGTAGGCTTTGTGTCAACAGCCATTACTCAAGCCTCAAGAACGATTCCGCCGTCGTCGTCAATGTTAAGGCTACCACACGAACCGTGCCGTCGCTGCCTTTGACCTTGATCGTGAGCGTGGAATTGTCGGAGGCCGAGCCGTAGGACGCTGCCGTCACTGCGGTATTGGCGAGCGAGATGGTGCGATTCGCAGACAGATCGCCGCCGCCGCTCAATCCCGTGCCAGCCGAGATGGTCGTGGCGGAGGCCGCAGCACCGAGAGCGGTCAAAGCCGCGCCCGCTGTGGTCGAGCCTGTACCGCCATTCGCAACGGCTAGCGTACCGGCCAGCGTAATGGTGCCGCTGCTCGTGATCGGGCCACCGGATGTAGTCAGCCCAGTCGTGCCGCCCGAGACATCAATGCTCGTGACTGTGCCCACGCCGCCAGCCGAAATCCACTCAACATCCGTGCCACCGACATTGACGGCAAGCACCTTGCCCGCGTTGCTGGTGTAAGTCGGCAACAGGTTCGTTCGTGCGCCCGAGGCCGACGACGCGCCTGTGCCGCCATCGGCCACGGCCAGATCGGTAATGCCGGTAACGCTACCGCCGGAGATGCTGACGCTGTTGGCATTCTGGGTAGACATGGTGCCCAGACCAGAAACCGCCGTGTTAGCAATCGAGATCGACGTATTGCTCGCAGCGGTGAGTCTGCCCTGAGCGTCTACCGTAAAGGTCGCAACCTGTGATGCAGAGCCATACGAGGCCGCTGTGACCGCGGTATTTGCGAGGCTGATGGTTCTATTGGCCGAGAGGTCTCCGCCGCCAGAAAGCCCTGTCCCTGCGCTTACGGTGCGCCCTGTCGGTACGCCGCCCAGGTTAGAGAGCGCGGTCGATGCGTCCGAGGCTCCGGTGCCACCGTCTGCGATGGCAAGGTCGGTAATCCCAGAGACCGAGCCGCCGCTGATCGTCACGTTATTGGCATTCTGCGTGGACATAGTACCGAGGCCGCTGACCGCCGTGTTGGCGATAGCGATGCTCGTATTCGATGCCGCTGTGAGTCGGCCCTGTGCGTCCACCGTAAAGGTCGGCACAGCGGATGCGCTGCCGTATGACCCTGCGCTGACGGCTGTGTTGGCGAGGCTGATCGTGCCCGTCGAGGTGATAGGGCCGCCCGTCAATCCGGTGCCGGTTGCTACGCTTGTGACCGTGCCGTTCTCCGGCGCGGAAATGGTGATCGACCCTGCGCCGTTCGTAATCGAGATGCCGGTGCCCGCCGTGAGGTTGGCATTCTTCTTCGTAGCCGTTTTGCACGCGGACATAAATCTGCCCGTTTCCGTTGTTGGCTCGCTCGACCACGCCAACATAAACCATGTGGTTTGGTGCTTTCGGCTTTGTCGACGTAAGCGTTCCAGCAGTCGCGCCGAGGTACAGCGTGTCGCCTGCGTTATATGCGCTCGTATCGATCTTATCGAGCACGCCTTGGCAGATGATTAGACCGTTTGCGTTGGATGCGATGCTTTCCGCTGCGAGTCCAAATGTTTTGGCAGAGGTCGCGTCCGTAGTGTTGTAGGCCAGTTTGACCGATGCCTTGTTGCCCGTCGCTTGGTACAGATAGACCGGCTTACCCTTGGCAATCGTTGAGCCTTCTGCGTTGTGAACATAGGCATATAGCGTCTGACCAAGTTCGGCCTGTACGTTGCCGCCGACCATGCCGATTTGCACTGTGCCGGTGTCGGGATTCCACGCCAGTCGTCGCTCAGCATCCGTGGCACCAGCCGCTGCGAAGTCAATATACGTCGGCGTAGCAACGCCGCCAGTGAGTCCCGACAGCGAGGTGATGTCGCTGTTCGCACCTTTCTTTGCGCCATCGGGCCAGCCGGTGCGGACAACAACCTCGTTGTTCGATTCTTCAATGACGACCGATTGCAAAGTTTCGTCAACGATGATGCGCTCGGTCATCGCGTCACCTCTGCGTCTACAGTGAAGCAACCCTGCACGAGCCGATACACCGTGCTGCCCGAGACCAACTCTAGGTCATAGACATAATGACCGGCGACGACCGCTGCCGTATCCGCTGCCGTTACGGTTAGCGTGATAGTGCCAGCCGTGCCGCCGAGAGCAATGCGCGAGTTCTCCGTGGTAAGCGACAGCAGCGTAGAGGATGACTCGACGGTTTCGCGCACTTGCATACGCGCTGTGTAGCCGGTCAAGTTCACCGCGCTTGATGAGTCGTCGAGCCATGTCAACTGACGGCTGAAGGTTGCGCCTTGATCGCAAACGATGTCGTACTTGGCGGCCATAGTTATGCCTCCACCGCAACAGCCGGTCTGACTGGGGTCTGAACGAACTCCATCGGCTCAATCGGATCGACCATCTTGCGTGCATCTTCAGCACTGATCGGAAACGACTGGATGAGAATTTGAACCGCCGAGTCCTTCGGCAGGATGTTCTCTCTCACCTTCGCAAGCACGTCGATCATTGCAGTGATCTGCACGCCCGTGAATGCTTGCTCCGCATCGCTCGCCACAGAGATTGCGCTATCCGGTGCGATCGTGCCGCTCAACTCGGTTTCGGCTTGCTGCTCTAGCAGTACGTCCTCAAGATCAAGCCCGCGTTCTGCAAGGGCTTGCGTCTTTGTCATCAAGCCATTGTTGATAGCAAGAATCTGCGCCTCCGCCTCATTGCGCGGATCAACCCACTGCCAGCCACGCGGCACCCACTGGGTCGCGCTGAACTTGAAGAACTTATTGGCCGGAAGGTTAATCACGCCAGAGTCGAGCGTCTGTCGCAGCCAGCGCAAGTAGACCGGCTGGCAGAAATGCTCAATGACCCAGTGCTGCACGGTGCGCCAATGGTCGCGCTCCTCGAGCAGTCCTTGGCGGATAGACGAATACGATACCGCCTCAAGATCATTTGCCAGCGACGTATAAGACACGCCGAGGCCGGAGGCTATGCCGCGCAGCATCGCCTTTTCAAAGTCCTTGAAAGCCGTTGAGGGGTGCTGCGGATCGTATGCCTTGAAGTCTACGCCAGCGGGCAATTGCGAGAACTGCCCCGGCTGCACGTCCATATTGAGCGTGCCGTCCGGTGCAGTGCCATCGCCTTGGTACTCGTCGCCGGACTCCGAGACGAAAAAACCCATCTTGGAAGCCGACACTCGCGCTGCGACTAACTCGGCCTCTTCGTAACCGCCGAGCATCTTTAGCCGCGTCATCGAGGTGGCCGTCCACGGACTTCCGCGATTCTGGCCGATACGATCTACGCGGAATGCGTGAATCATGCGCTCGGCTGGAATGCGCTCTGTCTTGGGGTTCGTCGTGCCGATCTGATAATCATCGGGCGGACGTACTCGCACATGGTAAGCGACCGGACGGCCAGAGGCATCTATCTCGATGCCCATGCGAATCTGACCGCCGTTGGCAAGAATCTCGTTCTTGTCTTGGTCGACAAGATCGGGATCGATGAACTGTAAGCGAAAACGGAATGGGTTTGCATTGTCCTCTACGAACAACACAAAGCACTCG